CAAGAACAAAAATGATGTGTATAGACCATCTCTACGTATTACGAAAAAAACGCCAAAAACATTTGATGAACTGACAAAAAAACAAATAAAGCGTGCCCGAAGTGAAAAATACAGAAAAGGGCGCGTGTATAGGTTCAAACAAAAGTAGGTGTTCTAAAGACATTCATATATATTGTCATATTCTATGTTACCTACCATTTCATATGTAGACATATTAGGCAGGTCTATACTGGAAATATTAGATACATTGAAACTTGAAATACCTGTTTTCATCGCATAACAGATAATATTTTTAATATTTTGGTGATTATATTGTTTTTGTAAATGAAGACTAAATCTATTGAACTCTACGTTGTTTTTATCAAGGCGGTCAATAATATATTTGAAATCATTGAATTGTAATGAACCACACGTATCAGTTAGACATATGTCATGAATTGTATTATATTTGTGATAATAAGTGACAACTTCATTTACAATCATGTCGTTGTTCAATTTACCAATGATTGGACAGTAACTAAAACATGAAACATACAGTTTTATCTTTTTTTCGTCACAACTGTTATCTATGGTATTTATCATATGTGTAATATCCTCTTTAGTTTCGTGTATGGTTTTGTTATTGATTTTTTGTTGATATGGATTGGATAAGGAAGTGACAAATGAATAATTGAGCACGTCGTGTTTAGCAGCTAATTCAACGCTTTTTATTGTGGGTGTAACTACAAAGATATCAAGTGGTTTATTGGTATACATAACAGAATTTGCTTCTCTAAATAATTCCAACGAGTTAGCTAATTGTGGGATTAGTTTTGGCGAGACAAACGAACCGATTTCAATAGCATCTGGTTTTTTTTTGATTATAATATTCTCTATCATTTGTAATTTCTCAGTTACATTGTATATTTTTGAAATAGATTGAAGTCCATCGCGTAATGTAACATCGAATAGTCGCAAAGGATTATTTTTTAATACTGATGAATACATTTGTTTTGATGTTGTTATAATACACCTTTGAAGATTTAAATCCGCACAAAAACGAATATAATGAAACTATATAAACATATTTTTATTATATATAGTATCGTAATGGATAAAGATGCTAAAATTAAGGAATTGGAAGAAGAAAATACAACACTACAATTAGAACTTCAATCTACAAAAGAACATCTTAAAAAATACACAGCACCATCAAGTAGAAAAATGTATTATGAAAATAATAAAGAACAAATATTAGAAAAAAAGAAACTAAACCCGTCTTCTCAAGAGAAGCGAAAAGAATACAATAAAATATCTTATTTGCGAAGAAAAGAAATGGACGAAATCAAAAAGAATGAGAATGTTTATGAATAAGTGGTATTTGTAAAACTACTTAAATAAATATCTTTAGTAAGTATATAGAATGGAAAAGGCGAAAGAAAAACAACCCGAGTTTTTTAAATCTACCAAAACATCTATAAAAAGCATACTGAAACACCCTGAAATCAACACAAAGAAAATTAACGATGTTGTTTTTAAGGCACATAAAATAGTTATTCATACTTTACAGTTTCTAAAAATGTATATTCTTCATCATTACCAAACATACTCACAATCCATACCTATTATTGATAAGGTTTTGATTTTGAATGTGATGAAGGTTGTATGTGGAGAAAAGCATACTAAACAAGGAAAACCACCCAAGAAGGAAACTGTGGCACTCACCGATAAACTTACCTCATTCTATACAGAGCACTACAAACCATATACGCAACCAGAGCAATTAGATTATGAATATATGAGTAATGTGCTTTCTTACTTATGTGAAGACATTATGACGATGTATGAAAATAACATCCAATTACATTATGTAGATTATGTGGAACGCTTTGTAAATGTTGTTTGGAAAAAGAAGATGTTGGTTGATAAGATACGCAAAATAGTTCCTACCAAAAAGGAACGAGAAGCGCGAATTAGACATTTGGAAAAGGAGTTGCGAAAGATAAAGAATGATTTGTTAAATGTGGATAGCAGTGTTGATTATACATCGCAACCACACTATCATAAATGGATTACTCAACAAAAGAAACATATTCTACCCGATAAAGAGAAGTTCCAAAAAAAAAGTATCTATTATGATTTGAAATGTAAACCTATGGATTATTTCCCATGTATGATTGCGATGATGAAACAAGTTGAAAATGATGAGGAAACAATTAGTAATGTTTTTCCTTTGCGAAGTAGTATTGCTCCTGGTTATATTCGGTTGGATACAATTACATTAGTAAATATGCTTTTACGAAAAGAACAAGGAAATAAATGTGATTACAGTAATCAAGGAAATACAAAGAAACACGAAGATAAAATATGGAAGTTCTTTTTCCGAACAGAAAAGAAGGTATTTCATAAGACAGATTTTTCATTCCATCATATGATTTCTACAGACGGTGTTGGTGTTTCCGTATTATTTTTACGAGAAGATTTGGTAGGAAAGCGATTACCAAATGCTAAAAAGGGCGTATCAAAAGAATTGTATATTGATGAACTGAATGATTATTCTGCTTTACGAGATAAAACGATTGTGGGCGTCGACCCAGGAAAAGACGATTTGATTTATTGTGTTGACGATGCTTCCAAAGATGCGAATGTATTTCGTTATTCACAAGACCAACGTAGAAAAGAAACCAAGATGAAAAAATACAATAATATCATTTTAGGAATGAAAACACAGAAAATACAGGGAAAATCTGTGATTGAATATGAAACAGAATTATCACATTTCAATCGTAAAACGCTTCACATAGACAATTTCAAAACATACATCAATGAGAAGAACAAAGTAAACAATATGTTATTTGGATTTTATGCGAAGCAACTATTTCGTAAGTTAAAGTTTGGAAGACATATCAATACCAAACGCAACGAGCAAAAGATGATTAGGGATTTTAGGAAAATGTATGGTAATTCAGAGGAAGTTGTTATCTGTATAGGAGACTGGGAACAGCGAAAACAAATGAAATACAAAGAACCAACTTTAGGAAAAGGAATGAGAAGTTTACTCCGTAAAAACAAATACAAAGTGTATTTAGTAGATGAGTTTAGAACATCTTGTAAATGCTCCAAATGTGATGGAGGAGTATGTGAGAAGTTTATGGTAAGGGAAAATCCAAGACCAAATAAAGATGATATACGGTTGGTTCACGGACTACTACGCTGTAAGAGCGGTTGTGGGTCGTGGAACAGAGACCGTAATGGTTCATCAAACATCTATAAGATAGCATATCAAGCAATATATGGTTTGGAAAGACCAGGTTATCTATGTAGAACAAGTAATCAAAGTGCTTCAACGAGTACTTATAATCAAAATATACACAAGGTATGAAAAAGACCTAAACTTTGAATGTATTTATTTTCGTATTTTTGTGCGGATTTAAATCTTCAAAGGTGTATATATAATGTTGCCTACTGATAAAAGTGCGTGTATACAAATAGTAAATGAGAAAGAAGTAAGTGTAAATGATACAAAATATGTAGTGAATATGTTTGCGCTCGACGACGAAGATGATGAAGACGATGGTGATATATTTTCAAATATATATATAACCACGGACAAGTCGTATGTATTTAAACATGTAACTGCGTATCTGGAATATGATGTGTTTGAGCGTGAGGTATTTCTATTAGAATATTTAAAGAATAATAATTGTGATTTTGTGCCAGAATTAATAAAATACGATATTACTAACAAAATAATAATGATGAGTTATTGTGGTAGCAGATTATCCGAAAAAACACCTGATTTTTTGGTTCAAATGAAGAATATTGAAAGTACATTGAAAATACATAACGTGAAACATAATGATATAAAAATATACTCCGAATTATTGCTTTTGAATGACAAACTATATTTATGTGACTTTGGATGGGGTAGTATAGGAACCGACCATGGGTGTAATAAAGGATTATGGTCTGGGAAAAAGCCAAATGGTTATGTAAATTTTGGGTTTAATCCTCCTCGATTTACATGGGATAATAATGAACTCAAATTTTACGAAACTAATGAAAATTCTGTATAATCCATTATTTATTATGAAAA